CGACGCTCTACACCCCGCAGGGATGCGGGTTGTATACACTTGGCACCGTGCATGGCGTATAGCTGCTTTGCACGATTCGCAAACTCATTGATTATGGCATCGGCCATAGTCTGATCGGATACGGCTTCGATGGCTCCGCAAAGCGCATCGTAGTAGGCTTCAAGCCCTTCGTGGATAAGGTCACCTTCAGACTCATCAAAGACCGATACGGCGTATTCTTCCGGGGATTGCTCAGGCATTGGAGCCATTACCATCTCTTCTTCCATATCCATCATAGGCTCCATGCCGTAGTACTCCTGTAGGCTCTTTACACTGTTGCGATACTCGGCTGGTGTCGGGGTAATCGATGCTTCAGCAATAGGCCAGCGGGTAATCTCAGCGGCACCACCCATGCTCTTGCGCTCTACCAGATGACCAGCGGCACCGGAACTAAAACCCATCTTGCCTTGCTTGCAGAGCTTCGCGATCATGCTGCCGTACTCGTCGGCCATATCTAGCTGTGCCTCGTACCAAAGCCCGGTATCGTCCATCTTGATGAAGCCTGTACCGATAGACTTCTTCCCGACAGCGGCATCCATGCCGTGGTGGTAGTAGACGTTGAGCGGTACGCGCTGACCCTTGGAAACCGGAAAGCCGTAGTCGGTTGAAGCGGTGAAAAAGTCACCTTCAAGGTCGGCGGTCTTGGTATCGCCAAAGCGAACCAGGTAGCCCTTGACGTAGCCTAACCGGTCGCTCTTGATACCGTCTACGGAAGATGTCAGCAAGTCCATACACCCACTATCCCACATACCTAAATTAGGACTTCTGATTGATCTTCAAACTCTGGGATTATGTTGACGTATTCAACACGTACGTTTTTATATTTGGATAAAGCCTCAACGATATCTACTTGGACTGGCAAAACGCTAACCATAATACCTAGAGCCTTCATAAGTTTTTTGGTGTTTGCTATTTTATTCAATGGTTCTAAGTAGCCATCAAAAAATAGTCTTTGATTGTCATAAATCAAATTAGACTCTTGCCCACTTACGGTTATTGTTGCGATGAACATAGTACGTTATCCACCATAAATTTGAAGTATTCAAAGTCACGTTCAGCAAATGCCAGAGGGTCTTGAAGTAGGAATTCAATGCCTACGGAGGGGACTTCAGCTCCGGTGAACGATAAGTCTGACATTACTAGACCAGCATAATCCCTGCCCCAGTTATCAACTTTGACATATCCTTGTGGGTGTAGTTCAATTCTGTCGAGTCGTGTTCTGTAGTTATAGAATTGCGTTGTTGCTTGCCGTAATTTTGAACTATTGAAATCCAAATAATGAATAAATTCATGTCCCATAACAGCAACGTTGTCATCTGAAAATGTAGCCTTACTTACAGCAATTACATTATGTTCTCGTGCATACCAGCCACCTACACCTTGTCTAGCTTTACCCTCAACAATAAATAATTGATTTGGTTTAACTCCTGAAGACACAGGTAGAACAGCTTTTAATGGTCTTTCGTCAATCCATGAGACCACGGTTTGCATTTCACTAACCCACTTTGCGTGATCTATGTCACTTGCACTAGCGGTTTGATGCGTACGTGTATTAGATCTATTGACCTGTGTTTTATATATAGACTGATTAGGTGAAACATATTCAATTTGTATAGGTTTTTCAGACTTCAATGCTTGATACATTGACTCAACTCTAAGTTGTTTCTGTTGATTTATTTGATTTGTGAGACTTTCAATTTGTTTACTTAGTACAATAGTCTCTGGTTTTGCAGCATAGGCTCCTATGTGTAAGAATGCATCTAGATTAAATTCACCAGGTGTATCTTCCGGAACAACTAGTAATGATTCATATTGATCATCAAGGACTTTAAGTTTTGCTCTAAGATCATCAATAGTTTGTTTTGATGTTGCATCTATCTCGCGCAATTTATCACGCAATTGTTCAGCTGTTCTGCTGACAGGTTGCACTGCTTCAACGACTTGAACTTGTTGCGTTGGCTTTACAATCTCAGGTTTTATTTCCGTTGGCTTAGGTTGTGGTTTAGGTTTTTCAACCACAGGCTTTGGTGCTACTGGTTCTGGTTTTACTGGTAGAGGCTTAGGTTGCTCTATCGGCTTAGGCGGTTCTATAGGCTTTGGTTGCACAACAGGTTGTGGTTTTACTACTGGTTTAGGTTGTGCTACTTGTACAACAGGCTTAGGTTGTGCCGGAGGTGCAATAGGTTTAGGCTTAGGTGTTACTGGTGGCTTTGGCTTAGGGACAAATGGTTTAGTTGGAATTCCAAAATCACGTAATGGTTTCACGCGTGTCGTTGGCCCCCAATCACGGTTTGGCACAACTTCAACCATTTCATTTAGTTTCATACCGTTAAGATACATTTCGTATCTTTTACGCCCCATGATGGCAAACTTATCTTCTCTAGTTAATCCCGCAAGAATCCGATCAGGCGTGGCTACCTCTGGGCGGGTGTCCGGTATGGAAGAATCACCGGTAATCTCTGCCCAGGAGAGCGTCTCTGGAATCATCACGCACCTGCAGTTCGGGTGGCTTGGCATGATGGTATCTGTGGCTTGCAGAGTACCGGACAAAGCCAAGCAAGCAAGGCATACCCGCGCATCCTGCGTAGCCTGCCGCCGGTATCCGGTCACCGAACCATTCTCCGTGTATAGTTGCCGCTGTGCTTCCCTGGCGCTTCGTATCATCTCGGTACGGGCTATTGTCTCGGCTCGTTGCCGCCCGATGTCTGCCGCCTTGCGTACCCGCCGTGCTACCGTGCGTGGGCCTTCACCAAGGCTGATGCCTTGTACCAAAGCCATCTGCATCGCGTCCGTGGTTACTTGTGGGATGGCATCGAATAGGACAGCCAGAGGCGAACCATCGCCTGCGAACCCGACAAAGGCCTGCAAGGCTTCGTCTGGAAGACTTGTCCATGAAGTACCAAGGGTAACCCCGGCGGGCTTTTTACCCGCTGCCGCTTCCACAAGGCCTGGCGTTGCATCATTAGCAAGTATGGCACTTTGTAGTTGCCCATCGGCTGTAATCACTGCCCCTTCAACGCTGAACTTTTTCAGGTTCTTTCCGAGCTGCTCGATGTTGTCTATGATCCGCTGACGCATCCAGAGTATGGTTTCGCTTGGCGGTTCGCCGTTATCCATGCGCTCTTGAATCCTACCTTCTAGCGCTTCAAGTTCATCGATGCTCGCCTTAGTGGCGGCCTTGTATGCACGTTGCATACGGCTGATGGCTACGCCTTCACGCTCTAGCAGGTCATTCCGATACTTCTGCCCAGCGGCATAAATCCTGCCCGTGCCGTTGTCTACTCGCTTGAGATTTCCTCCAGCGAATACCCGTAAAAAGGGTGGCTCTTGTACACTACCCCCGGAGTGCATACGTGGTCACCATCAAGGCTTTTGCCGTCTGGCTGCATTGCGTCCCGCTTGGATGTTGACCAGCGGTACCCGGCATCACCGCCCCATAAGTCCCAGGCTACACGCCCCGGTGAGGGGAACCCTTCCTCACCAGCGTTGAAGCCTTCAGCCTGTTTGTCTACTTCATGACGGCTGAAGAAAGAGTACATCCGGAGTATCGTGTCTTCAGAAAGTTTCTCACCATTGACGATTTGGTTAGCCCTTGCAAGGCCTACGCGCGTCCCGCCGTCAAAGCCTTCCGCCTTCCAGTCAAGCGCCCGTTGTGCCGCTGTCCGCATTGCTTCAGTTGGGCGGAACTTGACATCGTAAGACCGAACGGCTGCACCTTCAAAGCCACCACCGCTTTGTACCGGGATTGCCGTTGGGTGTAGCTGCCCTTCATCTTCCGGCACGGCTTCCAGCCCCGCTATTCGCTTGGCTTCAGCCCGATCAATAATGCCAGCCTTGTACAGTTTCTCGGCTCTTACCGCTTCCGCTTGCATATCATCGGCAAGCGCCCTGACCGTTTCGAGGTCGTACATCAGGTAATCGCCCTGCTGGGTCTCCGGATATTCCGGCAGCAGGTCAGCGGTGATAGCATCCGCCAAGGTACGGAGCAAAGGCACCATGCCATCTTCCCAAGCCGCTTGCTGGGCGCGTTCGTAATTACTGTAGGTAGAACGCTCTAAGCCGCTTCCAAGGCCTAAGACCATAGGGTTGATGCCCAGGGCTGAACAGATACGCTCCTCCGGTACACGCCGTACCGAGTCAAGAGCAAGCTCGGAAGGAGTAAGGCTTACACGGTCCATCTTGTAGGCACCGGTCATAACCACGATACCGCCGGACCCGTCCCCGGTAAGGTCTTCGTGCAGTTGCCGCTTGACCTGCCGAGCATCATCCATCGACATATCAACGCTAGTCTCTTTGGCATCAGGGCCGACAATCAATGAAGGCATAGCGCCATTAGCCAAGAGTCCGTATGCGGTAGTGGATGCGGTGTTATCGGTTGCAATCTCGCGCAGTACAGCGGTTAGCGGCGCTCTACCAATGCGGATATCGCTAGGGTCACGCCCGTACCGGATATGGATGATGTCACTTACAGGGATGTCAAAAGAGCGTCCATCCGTGGTGTAGATGTAGTGCGTTAGCGGGTTCGTACCATTACCTACCGGTCTAACCATGTCCTGCGGTAGAAACTGCAATGCGGTCACGGTGCCACGGGTGCTAGATCGAATCTTGCGGAGGTAGGTGTTCCCGAATAGTTTATAGTCTTGGATGCACCAGCCCCAGAAAAGGCTGCCCATTATCATCGGATCCGGTTGAGCCATGAGCTGTAGCACCGGGTGGTCTTCTACCGGCTCCGCTTGCTGGCTGTCTACCGGTCGGTAGAGCCGTGGTGTGGCTTGTGGGTAGTTACGCACATACCAGTCAATCGCTGATGCAACCACGCCATTCAGCCCTAAGTCACCGGCAACTCTAGCCCAGTCCTTAGTACTCCCAGGGAGCGCCCGGCGTAGGAGTGTCTGCAGCTGACCAGAGCCGTACCCAGTGAGGTAGATGTCCCTAGACTGGCTAAGTGGCAACGGTAGTGCTTGTGTCGGGTTGGCTGCGGCTTTACGGCCTAAGAAGCGGTCAAAGATACCCATGGCTTCAGTATCCCACAAAAAGAAAAAGCCCCCTTA